CTGCCCCTCACGCGACACATAACGCGAGACGTAGCGCATCCCTTGTGCGCCTGCCATGCCCTCGCGGTAATCGTCATTAGGACGTACGCAATGCACAAACTCAAACTGCGTGTTGGGATTCTTCTTAGCCTGCTCGACGATGCCTCGCGGGAGCTTGCCTTCCCACTCTTTACGCTGCACCGCCTGTCGAGCGGTGAGCTGGAACGAGCGGTAGACCGTATCCACGCGACCCACATGGTCAAGGTCGATGACTAACTCAGAAAGCGGGATCGCTCGATAGCGTAACGTGACGCCCGGTATCTCATCGATGAACAGGCCCGACGTACCAAATGCACCGAGGCTCATGTAGCACTCAAACACTTGGCTCGCAAAGTTAGCGGTCGGTGCGTATCGCTGACGGAATATGATGTCGCGGATGTTGTCGCACCAGCGCTGCACTTCTACGTTGTCATCCAGCTCAGGGATGCCCGTGCGTAGCCCGTGCCATATCTGCGTGACCGGCGTGAGCATCGAGTCCATCGCCGCCGCAAAGCGCGGCAAAGCGCGTTGAGCGGTCGAGTCGAATATCTTTTCGGATCGCTTTTCACCCGGCGTGCGCCAGCCTGTCATCTCGGCCATCGTCGGCCAGACGCGCTCGGCAACTTCTTGCCAGTGATTCTCCCAAGTGCCGCGATTGCCTTTTAAGCGATCGTAGCCTTGGAGAACTTCATCTGCCCGCATATCTGCCATAGATCAGCTCCTACGCAGCGACCGCTTTGATCACCGCGAAATTAAATACAGGCTGCTCGGTCGTAGTGCCGCCGGTCGTTGCAAAGCTGATGTTAAAGCTACCTGCCGCTACTGCGGTCACATGAATCATGTTGAGATCAGTGCCGGACTTTTGGCTAACAATGACTGTATCGGTCGCGGCTACCGTGCTGTTTGTCACCGTGAAGGTTTGCCAGCTTGTCGTGCCTGCTGCCGAGACAAGCGTGATTGCTCCGTTGGTTTTATCGAGCGTGACGCCTGTTGTGCGGCTCGTAATTTGAGTTACCGCGCCGCCTGAGCCGGTGGCATAACCGAGGCCGCCTGTGCCCGTGATAGTGACGTTGCCGCTTGATGTTACTGTCGTAAACGTCCCCGCCGCCGCAGATGCACCACCGATGATGGTGCCGTCGATCGCACCCGCGTCGATGTCTACCTTGCTGATGTTGACCTCGCCCGTACCGTCCGGCGTCAGGTCAATGTTGCCGTTCGTATCCGTCGAGGTGATCGCGTTACCGTTGATCGTGATGTTATCGACCTTCAGCTCGCCGACACCTGCTAGTGCACCCGCACCGACGATTGCAGACACGCTCGCCTTTTTAGTCTCTGGCCCTGTCGCATCGACAATCGCGAGCACATCGTTCGCGGCATCGATGGTTGCCTCAGCTAAAACGGTGAACTGTGAGATTTTCTTGTCAGCCATGATCTAGCCTCACGTTAGAGGGAACGCCGCAGTCGGCGGTGTGAAAGCAGTGGTGTAACGGGCAACGCCTTTGGTTACGCGAAGATCGTTGATGTAGCCGTTTAAGTAGGTCGTATTATCGAAACTTCTACCCCCTATCCCATAAACAGCCGTAGGGCTTACATCTGTTGTAAAAGACCCCGAAAATCCTTCTTGACCGCCCACATAAATTTTTAATGTCCCACTAGACCTAACAAAAGCAATGTGAGTCCAAGTGCTGCCAGATACAGCAATTGACGATGTTTTTGATGTTCCATCGTACCAATACGGTTTATCTACATCGCTGATGTATAGCCCATATTGTGTTGAAGTATTGCTTGCTCTAGCTTCTACAAGAGCTTGATAGGCTCCTGTTGCGGCCAAATAAACCCACATTTCAATTGTAAAATCGCCAGTGCCAAACCTTAGCTCTGGGATATTGCGAATTAAGAGTTTGTCCCCCGTCCCATCGAAATACATCGACGAGCCACCCCATTGACTCTGCGTCGTGCTGATCTGCGCGTTGCCCACCGTCTCAAGGTCGTTCTTCGCTGTCGCGTCGTAGATGCCTGCGTTGGTGAAGTTGCAGAGTAGTTCTGTGTTGGTGATGGCGGTAACTGGAGATGTTGGGATAGTAATTGTTGATTGAGTTGCGTCATAAGCAGAGGCTCCCTTTAGAACCCGCGCATCAGAAATATATCCCTGCAACTGCCGTTCTGGTTGATTTGCATACCACTGCCCGCCAATAGTCATAGCGCCGCCAGTGCCAACTGTAGCTGAAGTTGTCGTTGTTGCTGCACGCGAACCGTTTACGAAAATTGAAAGCGTTGATCCGCTGCGACAAGCGACAGTATGAACCCATTGGTTAATCGGAAATAACGAAGAATCGGTTAATGTACCGCTTGCGCCAGTTGCGTATGCAAGTTGCAAATATCCGTCATTACGAATTTGAAGATCACAAGTTGAAGACCCAGTATTGCCAGTAATGCCGTAACTAATAATCCCTTGCCCAAAAGTATTAGTTTGCCGCAGCGCGTATACCCAAGCCTCGTAACTGAAATCGCCGTTGCCGATCTCAAACGCAGCATTGTTGGCAATGCCTAATTGATCCCCACTCCCATCAAAATACCCACTCCCGCCGTTCGTCGCTGCACTCCACGCTGCCGTGGGGTTGAACGGGCTGAAGGCTTGGATGCTGGTGTTGCCATTCACCGTGATCGCAAACGCATTGCTGCTGTTGTCGATGAAGCGGTTGGATTGGCAGGTCAGTAGCTCTGTATTAGCGATGGCGGTGAGCGGAGTTGTAGATGGCGTAAAGGCTGCGGTGTAGACGGCAGTGCCTTTGACCACGCGCAGGTTGGAAATGTAACCATTCCAAAAATAAAGATTTGGCGGAGCGCCTTGAGCGATTGCGCCAATGACTTGCATCTCTCTTGTGTGATTTGTGGATGATGTTGCTGTTCCAGATGCGGTGCCATTAATGTAAACAGTAATGGTTGAACCAGAGCGAACCCACGCGACATGAGTCCAAGCGTTTTGCGTTATTGTTGCTGACGCAGAAAGCAACGCGGCATTACCGCTGCCCGGATAATTGTCATCTGATAAAACAGAACGATAAACCGAAGAACGGTCATTAGGAAGAAACGCAATAATGTCGCCAGAGTTACTAAAAATATCTGGATACAAATTTGCGCCATTTTGATTATAGACCCATGCCTCAACCGTAAAATCACCAGCCCCCAACGCAAGCGCGGAATCACTAGGTAGCGTTAAGGCATCGCCAGTGCCATCAAAGTAGTTACTCCACCCCGTCTGACTGAACGGGCTGAACGTACCCTGCGTCGTGTTGCCGTTGCGGGTGATGGTGAACGCATTGGTCGAGCTATCAACAAACGTATTGTTTTGCGCGCCGTTTGTGCCGTTACCGGGTAGGAGCAGCGTATTTGCATAGAAGTACGGATCGCTTGCAACAGGCGGCAACCCGCTCTCTGTGCGATCGAACGTCCGAACGCTAGTTCGGTTTGATGACCTCGACCAAGTACGCATGGATTAGAAGTTTGGCGAGGGGATCGCGAGAGCCATTGCGTAGACGCCGGTTGCGGTGTCGATGTTGGCGCGAATCTCGCCTGCGCCTAACTCGAAGATACCGCCGCCGTCAGCGCTCAACGTAGTCTCGGTGCCGACATCCTGCGCGGTGCCGTTCGGCCCCTTGCATTCGAGCTTTACTTCGCCGCCGCCCCATGAGTCCGACTCCACTCGGAACTCACCGCGTCCACCCGGCCAGTACACCCAGTCGCCGGTCGCGCTGGCATTCGATGCTAGAACAATACCCACTGCCATATCTAAGCCCTCTTAGGACGTAACGGCCTTGATGACCGCAAATGAAATAACGGGAGCATCGGTTCCCGTTCCCGGAACCGTGCTGTTGTCGTTGTTGCCGACGCTGATCGTGCAACTGTTTGTGGAAACACTTGTCACCGTGCAGGTGTAGTACTTGCGTGTCGCTGCCGCGCACCCGCTCGCAATGCTCGCCACCACCGTGTCGGTCGAGCTGATGCTGGTGTTATTCAGCGTGAATTCATCTGCTTCGTGTCCCGATAGCGTGCCTGCGAACATCGTGATCTGGCCGCAAATCTTGTTGAGCGTGACCGCTGTGGTTCGGCTCGTGAGCTGCGTGACCGTACCGCCTGCACCAGTTGCGTAACCGACGCCTGCGTTGTCTGCGGTCGAGCGTAGGTAGCCCGAGACGGTGAGATGACCATCCTTGCTGACCTTGAACCGATCAAGACCGCCGACCTTCCAGTGTGTGATGAGTGACCCTGCGGCAGACGCCGTGTCAGTGATCGCGATGTCGAACCCAGTGAACGTCGTACCGACGTTATTCCAAGTGATATCGATATCGGCCAGCGATCCGCCGACCAGTGACTTGGGCGTGATCTTCTTCGTCTCGCCCGCACCGTCATCGACGATCGCTAGCTCATCACTCGCTGAGTCGAGGTTGACCTGCGTGAGCAGGTTAAGATCACTGATCTTCTTGGTGGACATCAGCCGAGCCTGCTGGTGAGCGTAGTCGTACCCACTGCCCCAGCCATGCGCGACTCAGGAGTGGACATGATCGATGCTGCGCGCCCTCTGCGACGGGATAACCGGCGCTCCTCGATCCGACGCTGCTGCGCCTCATCGATGGTCGGAGGTGGTGGAGTCGGCTCAACTTTCGGCATCTTGGGCTTGAATAGACTTGACATAAGGCACTCCCTGATGTTCGCCCGCGAGTTTACCCAAGGACAGAATAATCTGCTACAGCCTGTCGCGGCCCCATGCGTCTCGCTGGCCCTGTGCCTCTGAAAGGTTGGCGACCTTTGGCGAGATAGCGTAGAGCGTCTGCGTAATGACTCGTCCAATCGTGAAGTGGCTTGTCGCGGAACCGTTGTAGTTGGTCGCTGTACTCGCGCCGATACTGTTTGATCGCATCAATTGCCCGCGTCATGCGAGCTTTGGCATCGTCTGGTGTTTCGCTGGGGAACGGATCAGGCACCACGTTGAACTCGCAAGCAGGCAACATCATCCGCACCGCCTGAATGCCGTCATCTACGCTGTCGCGCTCCAGCACCCGAGGCTTGAGGCCGTAGCCTGCTGCGACCTGCACTCTCGACT